AAAAAGAAAAATCATATGGAACAGGAACATACTGTGTCTTAACAGTTGTTGAAGTATTAGCTGCAAAATTTCTTACAGTAGATGGTAACTTTCTGGCAGTATCATAGGACATTCCTGTCATCTCAAATGACATTCTTGGAACAGTTGTCGCAATAGATTTAGTTAAAGTTGGATCAGAAGTAATTCTTGTGATATATTTTTCTTTTGCGCCATAGTTAAGTGGTACTTTAAATTTTTCATACGGAACTGTACCATCTTTGTTATATCTAACAATATGAAGGTCATTAAACATTGTACCAAAGGCAACAACAATTTTACGAATTGTTCTGTTATAGAAGTGTTCGTTATTAAGCATTATGGTTCACCAAATGGGTTGTGCTCAGAGAAGTCGATGATTGAATTAGCTTCATCTTGAATTCTTGTATTATCAATAATATCTTCAAACGCAGTATTGTCTGTATATGTATCATCTGGTAATGTTGCAGATGTAAATCTTGCATTTGATGTTGCACCAATAGAAACTGTATTGTTTGCAAATGTGCCCATCACTCTAATGATATCTAAGTTCCTCGTTGTTGAATCCCAACCGTAGACAGTCGCCTTTGCATTAGCAGAAGCTAAATTAGCGCCTTGATATACAAGTTCGTCTTGCACATATATTCCGGAACCACCTGTTGCCATTGTGATTCTTTCTCTTTGATAGGTGTCTCTAATTTGACCATCAATTTCTTCAATACCTGTAAAGATATATTCTTCCGAGAATACAAACTGTTTGCAATGAAGTGCAAACACATATACATTATTATTTCTGCCACGCCCCAATGTGTAAAACATAGCTTGATTATCTTCATGTTCTACTTTGGTTATTTCAAAAAAGTTTTGAACCAATGGAATGTAAATTAAATCACCTTCTTTTGGTCTAAAAAGATTTGATGCACCAGTTGTATATTTAAATCTACGGCGTGAAACCAATAATGTAAGTTCATCTCTAATCTCTAAGCCAAATTTAGAAATAAAATCATTTTCACCATCCATACCTGTAACATTTTCAAGGTACATCTCAAGTGAATAAGCAACAGTATATTGTTTCTTTGTGTCCTCACCATAAATATAGTCGAATTCATTACCGGATGCAACACTTCTTGGCATGTAAAAAACATCCATACCGTGTATCTGCATCGCTTCAATCAATAAATCTTCCACGAGCAATTGCTCGCTGGTGATTTGGTCACCTGGAAAATTATTAAAATATAGGTTTGTAGGAATTTTATTTACCTATTGCCTTTCTGGAATCCCACCAGTCTTTTATTCTTTTTTCCAATACCTTATGAGTAAAACCTATATAAGTTTTACCATTATTCATATTGGTACATTTATAAATTCTGTAAATTTTTGCCATCTTTAACCTGTAAAGATTTCGCTAGGCAGGCTACCCATCTGATACATTTCTTCTTCCATCTTATTAATCTCTTCAAGTGCTTCTTGCATGATTCTTGGTCCGTCAAATGTAACACCACCTGGCATTTGAATACCAGCAAACTTAGATAAATTTGAACCCCATTGATATTTAATCTTTGCAGTTGCATATGCTTTTAGAAATCTATCACCCCAAACATCCGAGATACCAGTTTTTGTCATCGAAACTGAAGTAACACTTGCAGAAAGAGCGTTTGCACTAACTGTCATTTCAGTTGGTGATTTAATTCTTTGTACTTGATACTCTGCACCAGAAGACAACAGAATAATATCATTCTCTAAAAGTTCTTGGTCAAATATTGTACCTGTACCAATTAAAGTATTTGCGGAGGTAGTGCCTGTTACAGTACCAGTTATTGAAATTGTATCTGGTTGCAGTTTTCTGTAGCACTCAATAACAGCATACTCACCAGGCATCAAATCTCTAGACCAATCAATATCTAAGAATAATCTATTTTGGTGTCTGTTAAATCTAAACTGTGGTGTGCCAGAGAACAATAAGTTCAATGTGCGAATATGTTGCATTGTAATTTCATATGACACATAAGACACGGATGTAAAATCATACAAATCGTGCAATCTTAATTGATATCTCAAGTCGAACATATTGACCGAAGAACCAGATTGGTCAAATGGAATAACACCAGTTACAAATGTAACAGCATCAGGGCAATAAATCCATCTTCTATCAATATCAGTTTGTGTGATTTGATGTTTCATGAAAATCTTTTCGGTGCCATCGTAGTGATAGTCTGACCAAAATGCCAATGCATCATCGATACGGTCATCTACTTGGTCATCATCCACATTGATTTGGATAACTGGATGACCAAGTCTTCTTAAGCAGTAGTCTTTAAATTGTTGTCTTGTTGTTGGTTGTGCCATGTTTTATTTATCCTAGTGCAATTGCGAGTACCAACACATCAAGTTGGATATGCCATTTTTATACCCTGTATGAAACAAATGTGTTAGTTGCAGTTTTTCTGCATCTAAAACGACCTGACGTATTTATTGTTACAGTTGGAGATCCTACGATGGTGTGTGCTGTTCCGGCAAGTAAAGTAACGTCACCAACCGCAGAGCCTAAGTTGATGATTGAGTAGTCAAAGCTGGTGTTGACTGCACTTGCGCCACCCGACACACCAGCGTCAGACAATGTGCCTGTTGGTAGAGTCAAAGATACTGCTGTCGCTGATGTTGACGTAATAATTTGACTCAGCAAGTTAGCAATACTCAATGTCCCTGTAGCAGTAACTGCAGCAGGCGTTTGCTGGTTGACCAAAACAATACCCAAGCCTTTGGGGACTAGAGACAGAGATATGTCTGTGTCTGTACCGGCTAAAGACAAAGATGGTGATTTTGCCGTAGCTGCACCCGTTACCTGAACGTAGTTCACAGCAGATGTTGTATTGGTTACTTGAAACTGAGTATTTGTAAATCCAATATTGACAGTCGGTGCTGAAATGGTTGTCGTGCCAAGCGAACCTGTCACACTTGGTCCAATAGTGATGTTGGTTGTTGAACCGGATACACCGCCAGTGCCGATGTTTACTGCTTTGGTGTTGGCGGTAACCGTTGCGCCTGTGGCTATACCAACTGTCTGCGCTAATGTTGATTGACCAAGCGTAAGTGCGCCAGTTTGAGATGCGCCACCCGCTGTCCAAGTACCTGTGGTTTGTTGCGTACCCAGCGAAATATTGGTGGTGGTTCCGCTAAAGTTAACCGCAGAAGATGCAGTAAGCGTAGCGCCAACAGTTGTGGTGGATAATGTTAGTGACCCACTTATAGATGAGTTATTACCGCCATACACAGTAATACCACCAGTAATATCCACATCCCCATTAAGGTATGAATTTCCTACAAGGTTATAGTAACCAGTAAAGTTAAATCGGTCAGAAGCAAAACTAACAGATGTAGTTGCGGTATTGTATTGAAAAACAGCATCACTTATGCTACCCGATACATACGCTCGATTGTCTGCTGCAAAGTCAATAAACATACCAGTTGGGCTGTTTTCTTCTGCACCAACGTGAAATCCGTATGGGACAAATACAGCAGTAGAAATATCCCACGCTGTACCGAGGTTGTACTGTAATACATTATCGGTGGTTGTGTCAGTGATATAGAACGATGTGCCAGTTGGATTGAAGACTAATGAGTTGGAATTAGCCGCTTGCGTTGCGACGGAAAATGACCGAACAAAAGTGGCGGTAGTTACATCCCAAACAGTACCGAGCGAATACTGATTTACGTTATCAGAAGAAAAACCAATAACATACATTGTTGAGCCGTCTGGTCTAAACCAAAGCCCAGTAGGGTTTGTTTCTTGTGCGGCAACGCTGAATGATTTTGAAGCGTACACACCCGTATTGATTGTCCACGCCGTGCCTACTGTGTACTGGAACACCGCATTATTGGTATCACCAAGCAAATAAAACGCAAGACCATCAGGTTTGAAAAAGATGTCGGAAGATGCTGTGTCTTGTGCGGCAATTGACAGCGAATTGCCTGTAGTGAATGTGGCAGTGCTGACA